CTATATCTTTAAGGGAATCGCCGACCGCGCATTCACTCGCCAGTTCGTTCTGGCCGATACTGTTGAAATCAAGAATGCTGATTTGATTAATGGTATGTTGAAGGTTTGGCTTGAACGCTTCATTCCTGAAGATAAGAAGCCGAAGAAGATCAACATCGGTGAAAAGACTGAATCCAAGAAAGAACTTCTCAACGAGGATGGCAATACTGCCACCAAAGAGTATCTACAAGATAGATCGGAGAAGTAATGACCCGACTTCTAAGAAAACTATTCGGTCGAAAGACTGAACAAGAACTCATGTATGATTATCTATGCCAAGCAACTGATCGTGTTCATTTGGAATGGCTACAGAAAGAATGGGATCGCAAGTCTCATCGTGAAAGAAGTAACTGGCAATGATACCGTACACTGAGGAAGAAGCTGACTGGTTAGTCGGTCGATAACACTATACACTGAGGAGTAATAACGCTCCTCAGTTTTTATTATGGAGAAATGTATGAATAAGACTATGCTTACTCTTGCTGCTGTTCTGTTTGCTTTTGGTACCAGTTCAGTTTATGCTACCAGTGATGTTATCCGTATTGTAGGATCATCTACAGTTTATCCCTTCACAACCACTGTCGCAGAACAGTTCGCTAAGAAGAATGGTGTTTCCGCACCAATCGTTGAAGCAACTGGCACTGGTGGTGGTATCAAGATGTTCTGTGCTGGTAACGGCCCTGATACTCCCGATGCTGTGAATGCTTCACGCAAGATGAAGGATGAAGAGAAGAAGGTTTGCGCTGAGAATGGTGTAGAAAACATCACTGAAATGGCAATCGGTATCGATGCCATTGTACTCGCAATGTCTAAGGATCATCCTGGCATCAATCTATCAACAAATGATATCTATCGCGCTCTCGCAAAGTATATTATTGTCGATGGCAAGTTTGTCGAAAATCCATTAAAGACTTGGAATGAAGTTCGTTCTGATCTTCCTACTGACAAGATCGAAGTTCTTGGACCGCCTCCCACTTCAGGTACGCGCGACTCATTTGTAGAGTTGGTATTTGAGAAGGAATGCAAGGCTGATATTAAGAAGAACAACTTCATCGTTTCAGAAGAAGATACAAAGACATTCTGTCAGTCAGTTCGTGAAGACGGCGCATACATCGAAGCGGGTGAGAATGATAATCTAATCGTTCAGAAGCTTCAATCGAATCCTGCTGCTCTTGGTATCTTTGGTTATTCATTCCTTGAAGAGAACCTAAACACTATTCAGGGCGCAACAATCAATGATGTTGCTCCTGAGTATGATGCTATCGCTGCTGGCAATTATCCAATCGCTCGTAAGCTGTATGTCTATTTCAAGGGATCACACTTTGAATCAAATCCAGACTTGAAGAAGTTTATGGATGAGTATCAAAGTGATGAAGCTATTGGCGAAGAAGGCTATTTGGCTGAGAAGGGTCTTATCCCACTTAAGTAATACTTGACAATCTGGAGAGGATGATATATACTATCATCTTCTCCTTTCTTTATAGGTATATTATGAAACTCATTATTGAAAAGTCTGTAGTTGTAATCACGCCAACGATTGGATCTAAGAAGCTGCAAGACGCAGTACTATCTGTCCAAAATCAAACATATTCCAATCTCAAGCATCTTATCGTAGTGGACGGCACTGAGTATTTTAACAATGCTGTAGAGAATATTCCATTTGGTAAAGATAGTGACATTCAAATTCTTCCTTTGCCTTATAATACAGGTGCAAATGGATTCTACGGGCATCGCATCTATGCTGGTGTTCCTCATTTTCTCAATGCCGATTATGTCTTTCTTCTTGATGAAGATAATTGGTATGAACCTGATCATGTAAGAACTCTTGTAGAGGTGCTTGATCGCGGTAATGATTTCGCATACTCATTCCGCAAGATATACTCTCCCGATAAGACATATATCGCAGATGATAACTGTGAAGCACTGGGCAAGTGGCCAATCTATTTCTCTCACAATGATCCGCAGTATCTTGTTGATACATCTTCGTTCGCTTTCAATACAAAATTCCTACAGAAGACTTGTCATTTCTGGCATTCTGGTTGGGGCGGTGATCGTAGATATCTTTACAGTGTATTAGCTCAAAATCCTAAGTGGGATACAAGTCATAAGCATACTCTCTGTTATAGAACAGACGCGAATCCAAATTCTCCTGATGCTGATTTCTTCATCAAGGGCAACGAACAGCAGCTTGAACATTATAAGGGTAAACTACCATGGTTAATCTAGTACAGTTAGTCTATAGTGTACAAGAAGGAGCAAATATCCTACTCAAGAAGAGTGAAGAGTTGGAATTTGCAGGACATTGTTTGTCAAATGCTAATTATACCGAAGCTCAAAACTATCAAGATGTTTTCGCTCTATACGAAACAAAGTATAAGAAGGGCGGATATTTTGTAGAGTTTGGTGCTACTGATGGTAAGACAATCAGCAATACGTATCTTTTAGAAAAGCGACATGGATGGAAAGGTATTCTTGCAGAACCTAATCCTGTTTGGCATGATGACTTGATTAAAAATAGAGTTTGCCATATATCAAAAAAGTGTGTATACTCCGAGTCGGGCAAAGAGATTGAGTTTATTGCTTCTAATGTTCCTGATATCTCTGGAATCAAAGAATTCGCGTCTAAAGACGAACACGCTGAAAACAGGAACAAAGGTAAGACTATTCTAGTTCCTACCATATCACTGGTAGATTTGCTTGATCAATACAATGCGCCGAATGAGATAGACTATCTTTCTATTGATACTGAAGGAAGTGAGTATCACATTCTTGAAGCATTCTTTGAATCAAACAAGTATACGATACAGGTTATAACTGTTGAGCATAATTATATAAACGAAGATAGGAATAACATCTATCAACTTCTATCAAAGAATGGATATGTTAGAAAACTATCTATGTTCTCAAGATGTGACGATTTTTATACAAAGGTAAGATAATATGGGTAAAGACTTAATTATTGGTGGTGCTTCTGGCTACACATGGGATCAATTGAAGTACTGGGTCAATTCAATTCAGCTTTCTGGTTTTGCTGGTGATGTTGTTCTAGTCGCAACAAACATTACCAAAGAGACAATTGATAAGCTCACAAGCAAGGGTGTTATTCTTGAACTATATGGCAATAAGGATGCTGATGGCAACTTTACAGCACATACAAATGGTGCGCCTCATGTAGAACGCTTCTTCTATATCTGGAACTACATCAGGCAGAATCTAGATTTATATGATTTCGTGATCACGACGGACACGCGCGATGTTGTGTTTCAGCAGAATCCCTCTTCTTGGCTTGATGAGATGATCTTCTCTGGTCGTGAAGCTATTGTTGTAGCTTCTGAAGGAATGAAGTATGAAGACGAGCCTTGGAGTGATAACAACCTGAGAGAAGCTTTCGGCCCATACTTCCATAGCATATATAAGTCGAATCCAATTTTCAACGTCGGCACCATTGCGGGTGAGGCTGCTTACATTGCTGACTTACTATTCTTGATCTTTCAGTTGTCTATCAACAGACCTATCCCGATTGTTGATCAAGCTGTATTCAATATCATTCTTCAACAGAAGCCGTATAAGGATATTGTTAAGTTCTCATACAACTCTGATGGATGGGCAATTCAGCTTGGTACAACAATTGAGGCTGTAAAGTCTGGCGCTGGCGATATCGGCATGAGCGTAGCACAGAATCCAACAAACATGATTCTATATCAAGCTAAGTATTTTGATGAACAACCGCGACTAACTGCCGACGGTTATGTTGAGAACGAAAAGGGTAATAGATTTGTAATTGTTCATCAGTATGATCGCGCTCATGCTTGGAGAGACAAGATTATGGAGAAGTATAATGACTAAGAAGACAGCATTAGTATTAGGTGCAGGCGGATTCATTGGCAATCATATGGTCAATAGACTAAAGAGTGAGGGCTATTGGGTTCGTGGTGTAGACTTAAAGCATCCCGAATTTGGCAAGTCTGAAGCAGATCATTTTGTCATTCGTGATCTTCGTGATCCAATCAATACTCAAGAATTAATTGGTTGGGCAGGTAGCAATCGTGGGCCTCATCAGACATGGGCTAGACAATTTGATTTGCCATTTGATGAAATCTACCAGTTCGCTGCTGATATGGGCGGTGCTGGTTATATCTTTACAGGTGAGAATGACGCAAATGTAATGCATAACTCAGCCACAATCAATCTGAATGTGCTTGATGCTGTGCGCGATATGAATGAAACATACAAGGTCAACAAGACTACCATATTCTATTCATCTTCAGCCTGTATGTATCCTGAACACAACCAGTTAGATCCAAATAATCCTAACTGTGAAGAGTCCTCTGCTTATCCTGCTAATCCAGATTCGGAGTATGGTTGGGAAAAGCTATTCAGTGAGCGTCTGTATTTGGCTTACAATCGCAACTATGGTATACCTGTTCGCATCGGTCGTTTTCATAACATCTATGGACCAATGGGAACATGGAAAGGCGGCAAAGAAAAGGCACCCGCTGCTACATGTAGAAAAGTCATCACAGCAGATGTGGTAGTTGGTGTTTGGGGCGATGGTGAACAGACACGTTCATTCCTTTACATTGATGATTGTATTGATGCTGTTCGCCTAATGATGGAATCGGATTTTATGGGCCCAGTAAATATTGGCTCAGAAGAAATGGTAACAATCAATCAACTAACGCAGATGGTCATGGATATACGTGGCAAGAATCTTTCCATATTTCATCAACCCGGACCTTTAGGCGTTCGTGGTCGTAACTCACATAACAGATTGATTGAAGAGAAGCTTGGATGGAAACCTAAGTATTCGTTGAAAGACGGCATCACTTGGACATACAACTGGATTGAGGAACAGGTAGAAAATGACAAAACCAATTCTTAAACTTGGATTCATAGATACTTTTAGCGCAATATCTAACTTTTTCATTTCAATCTTGTCCGAAGATTTTGAGATTGTTCGTGATGATGTTAATCCAGACTATCTGATTTTTGGTGATAGAAACTTTGGTAACAACAACCACATCTTCAACGATAAGCGTTGTATTAAGATTTTCTATACTGGCGAGAATGAAAGACCATCAAACTACGCATGTCATTTTTCTATCTCGTTTGACCACATAGACGATAACAGACATTATCGTTTACCTCTATATGTCATCTATGATTTTGACAACCAGCATAGAGATGTGAATAACACAAAGACTGTTGATAGAGATCCAAGTGATCTGATCAAAAAGTTCAGGGATAAGTTCTGTTCATTCGTTGTAAAGAATGGCGCGTGTGAAAAGAGAAATTACTTCTTTCAACGCTTGAATGAATACAAGAGAGTTGATAGCGGTGGTCCGTTATTCAATAATATTGGCTATGTCTTAGAGCGCGGCGATGGCGCAGTAACAGCGAAGATGAAGTTCCTGAATGATTATAAATTCAATCTATGCTTTGAAAACTCAAGCTATGCTGGTTATACTACCGAGAAGCTTTATGAAGCCTACATGTTTGGCACGGTGCCTATATACTGGGGTAGTCCAACAATCGAATGTGATTTTAATCCAAAAGCCTTTCTAAACTGGCACGACTATCAGGATGACGATGCTTTTATGGAAGCAATTATTGAAGTGGATACAAAGCCAGAACTGTATGAGCAGATGTATATGGAACCACTGTTTCATAGTTGGAAAGAACCATACAACAAGTATTTGGACATGAATCGTTTTCGCACTTGGTTTAAGAAGAATGTATATATGGGAGTATTAAATCCGTGAAACGCAGAGCATTGATAATCACTCCTACCGCGACGAATATATACTTCTCAGATGAGTATGACAAGAACAATCACTGGCGCTTTAGAAAGCCAGAAGCGACTTACGATGTTTGCGTTGTAGCTTATAAGGACGACTTTGAACCTGAACCTGGCACGTATGATATGATCATACGTAAGAAGGGACTAAAGTTCAAGTTGATTCCTGAAATTTGTAAGATGATCAAGTGGGAAGATTATGATTATATTGGAACATGGGATGATGACTATGCTACTGATATTCAATCTGTCAATACAGCTTTAGATATGGCCAGAAAGTTTGATTTCAGACTATTTCAACAGGCCGCTATTTCATATAATTTCTATGACTGTTTGAAGCATAATCCAGGACTATACTTTACGGAAACAAACTTCATTGAGACTGGTGTTCCATTCTTTAGAAACGATATATTCAAGAAGTTCTTAGACTTTCTCAACGATTATGAATATAAAGTTTCTGAATGGGGTATTGACAAGGTACTATGTTATCTGCTACAATGTACAGCTCATGTGGTTCATGAAACAACGGTAAAGCACATGCGTACCGAATCATGGTATGATAAGACCGACGCATTTAGAGATATGGAATACTTAATGAGAGATTTTTTTCCAAAGTATATGAAAGATAAGTTTGGCATCGATTATATATACAATGACATACAACAAACATTTATTAGTTATAAAAAGGATTGATAATGACAAAGCGAGTTTTGATTACAGGTGGTGCCGGTTTTATTGGTCATCACGTTATTGATCTGTTTTTAAAGAAGACAGATTGGGAAATTGTGTCTCTTGATAGATTAGATTATTCAGGCAATCTTAATCGTCTTGATGATGTTGTAAGAAGATATCCAGCGGAAACAAGAAAGAGAGTGAAGATTGTATGGCATGATCTTAAGGCAGAGATTGCTGAAATCAACCGCAATCTTATTGGTGATGTAGATATCATTTTACACTTAGCCGCATCTTCCCATGTTGATCGTTCTATTTCTCATCCAATGGAATTTGTCATGGATAATACTATTGGTACTGTTCATATGCTTAACTATGCCCGCACCCAGAAGAATCTTGAGCGGTTCATCTACTTTAGCACTGATGAAGTATTCGGTCCAGCACCTGATAATGTTCTCTATAAGGAACGAGATCGTTATAACTCAACGAATCCTTATTCAGCTTCTAAGGCCGCAGGTGAAGAGTTCTGCGTAGCTTATGAGAACACATACAAGCTTCCTATCTTCATTACTCACACAATGAATGTCTTCGGTGAGCGCCAACATCCAGAGAAGTTTATTCCTATGTGTATTCGTAAGGTTCGTGATGGTGAAAAGATTTACATTCACTCAGATCAAACAAAGACTATTCCTGGTTCTCGTTTTTATATTCATGGTAAAGATGTTGCTGATGCTATGTATTTCCTATTACATCTGAATGAAGATCAGCTTAAGAAGATTTATGAACCCGATTTTGGTGGTGCTAAGTGCCCTAAGTTTAATGTTGTTGGTAAGGAAGAGATTGATAATCTAACATTGACCAAGCACATCGCAAAGGCTGTTGGTAAAGATCCTGTCTACGAGTTGATAGATTTCCACTCATCTAGACCTGGCCATGATTTGAGATATGCTTTGTCTGGTGAATATATGAAGGAACTAGGTTGGGAACCTAAGTATACACTAGAAGAAAGAATTAAAGAAGTCGTTGATTGGTCACTTGCTAATAAGGAATGGATTGAGCTATGAATGAACTTTTGAAGATTCATGAAAACGTCGATCATTCTTCAGACAAGTGGAGTTCTTATTTTGATGTTTATGAAAAGCATCTAAAGCATTATCGTGGTAAAGATATAACACTCGTTGAAGTTGGTGTACAAAAGGGAGGATCACTTGATATGTGGTCTGAATACTTTGGACCAAACAGTAGGATTATCGGTGTTGACGTTGATCCTAAATGTGCCGATCTTGTTTATAATAAAAACAATGTTAATGTTCTTATCGGTGATCAAGGAGATCCTTACTTCTGGGATGAGTTTTTTAGAAGCAATATTG